TCATCGTCATCATCAGATTCACGATTCTTGGTAGACTTTCCACCAAAGCTACGTTCAGCTGCTTGAACCGCAGCCTCATCGTCTGCTCTACTTCTAGAAGCCGAAGCCGAACCATCAAGACCGAGAACACGATTCATCTTGGTCTTCAGTTCATCATAGCTCTTGAAGTTCTTTGCATCCAAGAATTCCTTCAGAGAATACTCGGACTTCCAAACCTTCTCAAGCTTTGCATCTTCGCCATCATGAAGTGCTGAAGGCTTCTCAAACTCGGACTTATCGTAGTTCGGATAACCCTCAAACTTGCGAACCTTCAACTTGAAGTTTGCGCCAGCCCAGAAATCAAATGGATTGACTGCCTTCTCGTCTTCAAACTGAGGATTCATTGCTTCGGTGATCTTGTCAAAGATCTTCTTACCAAACTTGAACAGAAAGATCTTACCCTCGTTATCTGGATTCTTAGGATCGTTGATAACAAGAATATTCGCAATGTACTTCAAACGACGCTTCTGCTTGCGAGCAATTTCCTTGTTAGCCTCAATACCAGAATTCCAAAGAACCGAATTGTGCTCCGATACTGGATCCTTCAGACCGAGAGTCGTCAACGAATTCTCAATGTACCAGCCACCAGGACCCTGGAAGCCATGATCAAAGATGCGAACCCAAGGAAGAGCATCATCACCATCAGCTGCTGGCGCAGGAAGAAAGCGAATAGTTGCAAATCCATTACCAGCCTTGTCAAGTTCAGGCTTCCAAAAGCGAGTATCTTCTAAAGAATTTGTTGCGGGTGCGTTGAGCTTTTCTAGCTCGCGTGCCAGCTTATCAATTGAACCACTGGACTTTTTAAGTGCTGCAAATGTAGACATTGTATTTCCTTTCATATGCGTTGTATGTTTCGTATTTTATCTTGTTCACATGATACATGATAATCACTATTATATATCATGTGTTGAATTGAAGTCAAGAACAAAGTTCATCTTTTATTACTTTCTTCATTGTCTCCAAATCAACCTTCTGCAAAACAAATGGAGTATACTTCTCCAACTTGAATGCAAACCCAGGCCATATGATCTCATCCTTGATACGACGATTCCACATGGGTAAAAAGTTTATGACGCCATTTATGATGACAAGTGTTTCCAATGAAATATTATCTTGCATCACCATCGTCAATAGCGGAGGATAAGAATCGCCGGGATCAAGAATCCTATCCACAGAATTATCATGTTCATGACACCAATCCATAATCTTTTTCAAGTCTTGCCTAAAGTTATATGTCAATGCTTGAAATCTTTTTTGATATTGAGTTAGTATATCTTCGGCCTCAGGCTCTAAAAGTTTCATGGACCAAAGAGAGTCATTCTTTAATATATTAGACAACGTCAAATCTATGAATGAGTTGCGATCATAGTTCTTAGCCAATCTATAAAAGACAAATCTATCTTTTCTTGCAAGAAAAGCTTTATCCGTTATTTTAACACGCCCACCACTCTTAAAATAATTGAAACTTTTACGAGTAAAATGAAGCTTGATGGAATAAAACAACTTATATGCTTCAAAAGCCACAATCTTCATATGGGAAGAGTATTACTTCTCGGAAGTAAATTTAGCTGAGACGCATCGTGTGCAATCTTTGCTTTTAGAGACTGATTAATAAGATTGGTTATAGATTCTATCTCTAATGAATTGACCTCACAAAAATGAGTAATTGCATCAATATAGTTTAAATCTTTTTCTTTCACAATGCTTTCAATACTTTTGGCAAATGAGAGCATTTCATCTTTTGTTGGCATTTTATATCTTTCTAAAGCGATAAAAAATATGATCGTCAATACGAACGGTGCGTTCAATCTTTTTCCATCTTGACCATTTAGGCTTTACATAATGTGCATGAAAAAATGTTGCGCCATAAGTAACGTCTTCAATATCATTATATTCTGAAAGTAATTCATTTGCAAGTGCTAAAGACTCCGCCCATGCAAATTTTTCATTTGCATTTTGTAATGCGTTTAGATTTTTCTTTGCTTTGTCCCCACAAACCCAAGAAAATTGACAGCCCTGAAAAACAACTTTACATACTGTATCACGCCATATACCTGAATTAACACGATTCATGACAACATAGCCCACAGCAACTTTGCCATCAAGAGACTGATTACGAGCTTCCCAATATATTGCTTTTGCCAGACATTCTCGTTCTTGAGGATCAACGTAGAACATTTTAGGTTCTGGCTCAACTTCTTTTGGAGCAATCGCTAAAAGCACATGCTCATACTCATAGATTTTTTCAATCTCTGGTATTGGTACTTGTGCATGTGCTTTTAGCGCAGTATCATAAGGATACTGTCTTGCAGCAACAATGCCAATGAGTAGGAGAACTCCTATCATTAGTGTCTTGTACATTAGTCGCGTGTCGCCAAGTAGCTGACATAATTTGGAGTGCCATACTGTCCATAAGACAGCTTGTACACATCACGATGCTTCTTTGATCTTTTCAAATCAACCGAACGCAGATTCTTGAACGTGCATTCGTTATCGGTTGCATAAGAAAGGGGTTTCATGACATAACAAGAAACTTCACTCATCGGTACCTCCTACGATTGATGAAAGTGGTGGAATTATGTTGCCAGGTTTCCACCGAACCCCGTTCAGGCTGCTAGAGCCATCTCAGATGCGTAATTATCGTTTGCATCTATTTTTTGGACAAATTTGCGGTCGTTCCTTACCGATTGCCTCCTACAACCTTTACACATCTGTCGATACCTTACATCCCCATTAGTGGATACAATGCTCATCACCTTTATCGCGACTATTGTGTGATGGGTTGCACTTTGTTCGCGTGTGCCATGCAACTAGCTCCTCACATTGTACCCGCTGGTGGAGATGCCGGCATTGAAGCCGGGTCCAGCCTGCTTATTACGTCGTCATCAACAGCAATTTCTATAGTATAGTTTATTATTTAGGGATTGTCAAACTTTTTATTGTTTTATTTTGATAAATAATCAATGCGTATTTTGTATCAACTTCTATCACTTCTGCCCTCTCCCATGTTTCTAATGGGATTTCTTTATAGTATCTACTCTATGACATCTACAAATCATTGTGTGCATCATAGTTTGGAAATGACCGTAATGTGGTTTGTAATGTTTATAGCACACCTTGTGCCTTGGCTTTTATTCTGGCAACAAAGAAACTTTACCAGGAATTGAAAAGCAACAATGATAAGCACCTTGTAGTACAGCCCACGATTCCCAATAAAAACATTCTAATAAATCTTGGCGATCTGCCGGGCACCACACTAAATCTTTAATATGTATTTTTCCTTTTGGACCTTGTATGACCACACTACAATTGTATTCGCCTGTTGTTTCAAGTAAAATAAGTTTATCACTCATTTTACAAATACATCATTAATCTGTCTATTAACTTTAATAAACGTCGTACATTTACTTAATTGTTTTAATGACGAAGCACCTACATATGTGCAAGTGCTACGCAATCCACCCAGTAAATTCAGCACGGTATTAAATACCATTCCCTTAAAAGGAATATGTATTGTGCGACCTTCAGATGAACGATATTGAGCAACGCCACCATGATGCTTTTCCATAGCGGTATCGGAACTCATACCGTAGAACTGCACAAACTGTTTTTCTTTATATAATGGTGTAGTGAGAGTAATGTCAGCAATTTCATCCGACTTATAAACTTTAGTGATAACTTTACCGCCACCCTCCTCATGCCCAGCTAGCATACCACCAAGCATTACAAAGTCGGCACCAGCACCAAAAGCCTTTGCTACATCGCCGGGGCAAGTGCACCCACCATCGGCAATAATATGAGCACCAAGACCATGAGCAGCATCAGCACACTCAATGATGGCACTAAGCTGAGGATAACCAACACCAGTTTGTATACGAGTAGTGCATACACTACCAGGTCCAATTCCTACTTTAACAATGTCTGCACCACGTAATATTAATTCTTGTGTCATGTCCGCAGTAACCACATTTCCAGCAATAATTACACATTGTGAAAATGTTTCGCGCACCTTTTGTATAAAATCTCCAAATTGCTCTTGATAACCATTAGCAACATCAATGCAAATAAAACGAATCTCTGGATAAGTGTTAATGATTCTATATAATTTTTTAAAATCATTATCGCTTGTCCCTGTGCTTACTGCAAAATGATTAATGTTAACATTTGGCAATAAATCATGCAGATCTTTTTCATCATATGATTTTATCAAGCAAGTAAATAATTGATGCTCATTCAATGCCTGTGCCATTTTCAAAGTGCCGACACCATCCATGTTAGCGGCCATAATTGGCACACCAGTCCAAAATGTATTACTATGTTTAAATTTAAATGTTCTACTTAGATCTACGTTTTTACGACTACTAAGTGTACTACGCTTTGGACGAATTAATACATCCTTGAAATCTAATTTAATTTCATCTTCAATTCTCATCACTTTCACCATTCTTCATAAACAAGATATAAATTCTTTCTTATATTTTTTTAAGTCGGCTTGAATGCAACTAGGTTCAGTCTCATTGGACGCAAACAATAGTACACCAAGGTTTATTTCCTGACCAGTTCTTTCCTCAAATGCCAAAGAATACGCAGATAACTGCATGAAATATTTCTTAACCTTGTCCATACTGGAATCAACTTCAGACTTTGTCGTCTTGAAATCCATGATCGCAGGATATCCATCAAATTTTCCAATAACATCACATCGTCCAGCAAATTTATACTTATCACAATATAATTGTGCCTCAATCGCATAAATCTCATCTATACGATCAATGTATTTGCACATTTCTGCAAACATGCCTTGAACATCAGGCATATG